AGGAGAATAGTGGCTTATAGGCCTAAAGGTAAAGATGAATTGTATGTATCATTCTTTCCTAGTGAACTAGAGAAAGATAAAGATATATATACAGAGTTTGTTAGTATTGACTATGATTCTGAAGACCCAAAGAGAACATTATATCTACATAGATCTAATCCTCATTGGAAATCAGAGTATGAGTTGGTTACTTCTAGCTCAGGATTTCAAAGACATCTTATACCTGTAAGTGAATTAAAAGTTATTAATGATATAACTTCTAGGGGAAAATCTATTATAGAGGAACCTAAATTTGTAGCAGATATAGGTAAAACATTATTTGATTTACCAAATCCAGATGCAGGATCAAACACTGATCTTGTAGATAAGCTTGAAGAAATCAATCAAACATTAATCACATTAACCAAAGTAATCAATAAATTCAATAAATAAATCATGGCAAACAGCGTATTAGTAATTGCTGATTCAGGTACAGGAAAGTCTACCTCAATCAGAACATTAGATCCCAAAGAGACTTTCATTATAAACATAGCAAATAAACCTCTACCTTTTAAGGGTTGGAAGAGTAAGTATACTCAGATAACTAAAGATAATCCTAAAGGTAATCTTACCTCAGCTGCTACAGCTCCTGGTATTATTAAGGCAATGCGTCATGTAAATGATAAAATGGGCCATATCAAAACTATTGTTGTTGATGATTGGCAATATATGAGTTCTTTTGAATATTTTGATAGAGCTAATGAAAAAGGATATGAAAAGTTTACTCAGATTGCAGCTAACCTAGCACAAGTTGCTAAGTTACCTAAAGATCTAAGAGATGACTTGACTATTATTTTTCTAACTCACTCAGAAGATTCAACTGATATAAATGGGAATAGAAAGATCAAAGCTAAGACTGTTGGTAAAATGATTGACAACACACTAACTTTGGAAGGCTTATTCTCAATTGTTTTATTTGGAAAAGTAAATAAAAATGATGATGGTGAACTTGAATATGGTTTTGAAACTCAAAACAATGGAGAGAACACATGTAAATCACCAATGGGTATGTTTGAAGATAAATTTATCAAAAATGACCTACAATTTGTAACCAGTTGTATTGAAGAATACAACAAATAATTAATAATTAATAAAAATCAAAATTATGTTAAGTACTAAAGACATGTCTGCCGGATCAGGTGGAACTAAACCAGTAATTGGAACAGGTAATCAAAAAGTAATGATCAATTCAATAACATTTGATCAAACACCATATGATGTAAATGCATATAATATTACATTACATGTAGAAAGTGAGCCTATTGAAGGAGAGTTTAATGGCTTTCTTAAAGATGTAAATAATCCTAATGGTGAGCGTTATGCAGGCCAAGTAGGTAGAGTAAGATTCTCTCCATATCCATTCAAAGATGCTACATTGGCAAATGGTAATGAAATTAACCGTGATACTGAAGTATTGAAAGCAATGGTTTTCTTATCTGAAGTTGTTGGTAAGAGAGATGAGCTTGATGCTATTGAGGCAGGAACAATTGAAGACTTTATGATTAAAGCTGCAAAGATTTGTTCTGGTACAGGTTACATCAACGCTTGCTTAGGTGCACGTGAGTGGGAAAATAGAGAAGGTTATGTTAACAATGATCTATTCTTACCAAAGAGAAACAGAATGGGTGTTCCTTTAGAAGCACTAGAAACAGAGAACTCTAATCTTGTACAATTTGATAAGAATGATACCAATCATTTCAGACCATTTGTAAAGAAAGATGCAGCTCCTGCTAATAACTTTGAACCAGCTCCTACTGCAGGATCTGATTTTGAACTTTAATATCTCCAATTAGAAAGTGTGGGCTCGGTATATTGCCGGGCCCATTTCTTTTTAATATCTTTGGTTTTATGTTTAACACAAAAAACATTGTAGGAGAAGGACAGGATGTACCAAGTACTTGGGTATTTCAATACTATTTAGATCTTCCTGAAAAGCTTACCGGCCAAGACATTAAGATTAAATCAATTTTTAATCCTAATGAAAGGACACCAAGTTTTTGCATATATGTAGATAAATCCATTATGCAGTATAAGTTTAAAGACTTTTCAACAGGTAGAAGTGGTAATAAAATAGACCTAGTCAAATTGATGTTTGAGTTACAGTATCATGATGCTATGACTAAGATGACATCAGATTATAACAAGTATGTTAGGTCATCAGAATATGTACAACAAAAATTTACTCCTCAATCAAGATGGAAAATTGACTTTATTAAAGAAAGACAATGGACCACTGAGGATAGAAAGTTTTGGTTATCTTTTAGAATAGGTAAAACTATGCTTGAAGAGTACAACGTCAGACCAATTGATTATTATAATTTAATTAAAGATGATTCAGGTGAAATAAGAAAGCTAACTATAGGTAGTAAATGGTGTTATGGTTACTTTGATAAGAATGGTGAAGTTTATAAAATGTATCAACCTTTTAGTAAGAAATACAAATTTTATAAAGCAAAGCCATATTTACAAGGTAAAGATCAGTTAACATACAAGCAGCCTTACTTAGTTATTTGTTCATCACTTAAAGATTCAATGTGCTTAAAAAGCATGGGTTATAACATAGATGTTCTTAGCCCTGATTCAGAAAATACTATGATTAAACCTCATATTATAGAGCACCTAAAGAAGAAGTATAAAAAAGTAATCACTCTATTTGATAATGATGATGCAGGTAGGCATGCTGTGGAAGTATATTTAAAAGAATATAAAATCCACGGTTTTGTGCCAACTATATGTAAAGACATATCAGACGCTATGAAAGAGCATGGGTTTGATAAAGTGCATAGTATGCTAAAACCATTATTAAAAGAGACCTTAAATAAATAATATATGAAATGGTTTATACCGGGAAACGTACCTTCTAGTAAAAATGGAAGAAGATGGACGGGTAAATACTTTATTGCTAGCAAAGCTGTTATGAATTACAGAAAAGCTACTAAAGATATTTATCTTAAATATACTGAAGAGTTTAAGAAAGAACTCAAGAAGCATGAGCTTCCAGTTAAGATATCTTTTGAATTTATTAGAGGCAGCCGCCATAAGTTTGATTATATAAATCCTGCACAAACAGTGCAAGATGATATGGTTAAATATGGTTGCATAGAAGATGATAATGCAGAGTTTATATTGCCTGCATTTGAGCAATACACTTATGATAAGAAGAATCCAGGCGTATGGATAGAAATAATTACAAAGTAATTACATTAGATGAGTTTTTTAAATTAAAAGAAATGTTTCAAGGTTTACCTGATGATCAGGAGATGGCTTGGGAGATTTACAAGAATAATTATAAAGATGATGCTATTGATTTACTTATGCATAAAGCATTAGTTTTTAAGCATAGAAAGAAGTTTGCTGATGCGGTTCAGTTTATTGATGAACCTGTAATTGGTAAGCAAGCTTTATATTACTATATAGAATTCCATAAAGCGGATGCTATTTATAAAGAAATATTAGATAAAATTATGAATCAATGATAAACATACAAGATCAGGTTGCAAGAACAACCAAAAGTTTAATATTTACAGAGCCCTTTTACGGGCTCTTTTTAATTGGTATCAATAAACAATATAGTGAGCGTATTCCTACAGCAGGAGTAAGTAAGCAAGGTATTGGTATACAATTGACAATAAACCCAGAGTTTTATAATGGACTTAGTGAAGATCACAGATTTGGATTAATTAAACATGAGCTTTTGCATATTGCATTTGGACATCTTTTATTAAGAGATCTATATTCTAATCATAAGTTATTTAATATAGCTGCAGATTTAGAGATCAACCAGTACATACTGGAAAGTAAATTACCTGAAGGTGGTTTATTACTCTCAAGTTTTCCTGAATTAAATCTTCCTACAAAAGCAGGTACAAAAGAATATTACAGACTTTTGGAAGAAGCACAACAGGATGGAACTTGTCCTTCATTAGATAATCTAATGGATCAGATGGATGGTAATTCACCATACTGTCATAGTACATGGGAAGAGTTTGATGCATTACCTGAAGCAGATAAAAAGTTAGTTCAAAAACAAATTGAACATCAGCTTAAAGAATCTGCTGAACAAACAGAAAAGAAACAGGGTACTGTCCCTGGTGAACTTGCTGATTTGATTCATAGGTTAACACACATTGAACCGCCCAAGTTTGATTGGAAAGGATATCTAAGAAGATTTGTAGGTAACTCTAGTATAGTATATACTAAAAAGCTGAGACGTAAATACAATAAACGTTATTCAGCTAATCCAGGACTTAAGATTAAATTCAAGAATCATATTCTTGTTGGTGTTGACACAAGTGGATCTGTAAATAATGATGAGCTTAAAGAGTTCTTTAGTGAACTTGCACATATGTATAAGACAGGTCATAAAATTACAGTAGCACAATGTGACACCCGCTTGAATAGCGTGAAAGAGTTTAATCCAAAAAAAGATTGGGAAATACATGGTCGTGGTGGGACAAGCTTCCAACCAGTAGTAGATCATTTTAATGAAAACAAAGGGCAGTATACAGCTCTAATATATTTAACAGATGGTGAGGCTTATTCTCCAGAAAACTGTCCAAACAACACCTTATGGGTATTGAGCAGTATTTCTGATATGAATAATGAACTACCAGGACAAGTAATTAAATTAAATTAATAGAAAAATGGCACAAGTAAATTTAAATGTAACAGAGTTAAAAGGATTTGTAAATCACATAATTACTAATAACAGATATTTGCAAGAAGCAGGTAAGAATTCTGTATCTGTAGAAGTTGTAGGTGAATCAGGTATTGGTAAGACTTCTACTATAGTAGAGCTTGCTCAAGATAATAACCTAAAGTTTGTAAAGCTTAATTTAGCTCAGATAGAAGAACTAGGTGACTTAGTTGGTTTCCCTGTACGTCAATTTCAGATGTATAAAGAAAAGCAAGTACCTGCAAAGAAGATTGATGACATATCTTATACAGCAGCACAAAGAGCTGCAGCATCATCAGATTTAGCTAATCTTAAAACTACTACTAAAAAAGTTGGTATGTGGGTTGATGAACTTGCCGTACAAGAGTATCTAAAAAATGGATACAAAATGACTGGTAAGAACAGAATGTCTTATTGTGCTCCTGAATGGATTGCAGATGCAAAGGCCGGTGGTATCTTATTACTAGATGACTGGAACCGTGCTGACACAAGATTTATTCAGGCAGTTATGGAATTGATTGATAGACAATCTTATATTTCATGGACATTACCAAAAGACTGGCACATAATTTTGACAGCAAATCCAGACAACGGAGATTATATGGTTAACAGTGTAGATAGTGCACAGAAGACTAGATATGTAACCGCTAACTTGAAGTTTGATGTTAATGTATGGGCACAATGGGCTGAGGGTGCAGGAATTGATACTAGATGTATTAACTTCCTGTTGCTCCATCCAGAGTTAGTAACACAAGAAACTAATGCAAGATCAATTACTACATTCTTTAATGCAATATCAAGCTTTGATTCTTTTGAGGATAACCTCAGCATGATTCAGATGATTGGTGAGGGTAGTGTTGGTGATGCTTTTGCTTCTATGTTTACAACCTTTATTAATAATAAGCTTGATAAGCTTGTAACACCTAAAGATTTGTTAACTCATGAAAATGAATCATACATCTTGGGTGAGCTTAGAAGTTGTATTGGTAAAGATGATACGTACCGTGCAGATATTGCATCTACTCTGGCTACAAGGCTGGGTAACTTCTCAGTTGTTCATTCTAAAGATAATACAATAACACAGAAGTTAACAGACAGGCTGATAGCTTTATGTACTAAAGATTATTTTACTAATGATCTTAAGTATTTGATTGTGCGTACAATCTTTAATGGTAATAAAAAGAAGTTTAACAAATTGATGATGGTTCCTGAAATCATCCAAATGACAATGAAATAAAATGGCAAATAAATCAGTATATCAAAATTTTGATACTGATGCTTTAAAGCACTTTGGACTAGAAGCTGACCCTGTATATGGGTTGGTTTCTAGTACTGGTGTTAATAAAGTATTATGTACTCAAGACCAAACAACATATGAAAAAATAAACACTATACTAACGGTCCCTACAGAGGATGACCAAACTTTTAGAACCAAAAAGAAAGCTTTCATACTACCAAAGTGTAATGTATCACAGGATAGATTGAAGGCTGCTCTTAAAGAGCATGGTATAACTGTAACAAATGATTATGAAATAGCAGATCTAATTATAGGTCATGATGAAATATCAACTTATAAATTAACTAATGCTGAGAATATTCCTTCTACAGTAATGATGAATAAGTTATGGAATTATGAGACTACAAAAGGAGATGTGAATGGACATGGTATTATTAAAAAAATAGGTGATTCAGGTTTGGAATGTATTATTACACCAAAGATCACAGATAAAGTAAGATACTATGATATAGATATAGAAGATAGTTTGTATGATAGCTGGATGTTAACTGGTATGGCTATAAACTTGGCTCATATAATTGATACTACAGATGTTAGTGTTATTGATCCTGAGACAGTCCTTCATGCGTCTGCTACTAAAATGACTCTTGATGAACAACTTCTTAGTGATCTTAAGACTCAGTTAAATTCATATTCTGATGATAAATCTTTAGCTCTTAAAATTATACCAACTATAGATTATAAGAAAAACTATCATTTATTATGGCAGTTTGCACAAGACTGTAGTAGTATAACATATGCAGATAATAGAGATAAAGATTTGCAGTATTGGTTAGAGGCATCAAACTTTAATGATTTTAATCGTAAGAGTGCACAAGACATGATATTATGGTTAGAGCAGGAAGAGAAACTTGATAAAGTAACATTCAGATATCTTGAGCCTATAGTAAGAAGAGAAATAAGCATTCACAACAGAGATCTTTATACATTTAAAGTAGCTGTTAAAAAAGAATATCAAAAATATTTAAAGAAATGAGAAAAAGAGTAAAATTAGAAATTAATTGTACAAATGATACAATAGATACCAATGGAAGATTGAAAGGGGATGCATTCAAATGGAATTTCCTAGATGGTATGCACATGTATAATAGTAATTCATGGGAAGTTAGAACTGAAGATATGGTTAAGCTTGGTGTACCAAATCTTGCAGATACTGTTGACTTACAAGATAAAAAAATCTATAGGTATCCAAAATTGGATTTACCTAGACAGAAAGTAGATCTTTTGAAAGAAAGGTTTAACTGTAAAGTTATTAGAGATATAAATAAAGCTGACGTAGGGATTGTTTCTATGAAGTTTTTTGATAAACTTATTCAAAGAGAATGGGGAACCTCTGTCTCTTATGTAGAAATGTATAGAGTTTTAGCAGAACTTAAAAATTCAGACTTATTATCTGACTCTGCATTGGCTATACTAAGAGATTTTATGTCTCAAACAGATACTACATATAGAGTTAGTTATAAATACAACAAAAACTGGGGTACTCAAGATGCTGCTGTAACAAAAATGTATGAGTTTATAGAACAAATAACTCAGGCAAATAGATCAAAATATGATGATGGTCATGATTGGATATTACCAAAAGAGAACTACGCTGTGTATGATAGTATTATAAACTCTAAGGTTACTCTTATTGTAGACACTAGTGTGTGTGCTATAATAGATGAGGATCTTGCTGTTTTAGAAAGTGAAAAGTTTGATGAGGTAGAGAAAATGGTTACTAGTAGTGATATAGATAATAGATCATTAGCCTTAGAGATGTTGGCTAACTCCAATATTGAAAAATCATTTGATGTAGTATCTGGTATTTATTTTTGGCACTATGATTGGCTTAAAGCTACTACAAACTGGAATACAGTTAACGTTAAAGCTTTTAGAAAAAGAATGAAAGCTTATGAAGGAAATCATAATACTCAAGCTATTTACTCTTTCAATAAGTATCTAAATCTTTTGGCTGCTGACAGAAAATTAACTAAATTTGCTGTGGATAGTACAAGAGAAAAGCTTCATACAACATTTCTAGCTAGTTTAGTAGGACCAAGTGCAAATGTATTTAAGGTTGACTTAGATTCTTTGTACATTAATGAAGAATTAACTAATAAAATTATTTCAGATGAATAGAAACATGGAAAGGGAAGAAGACTTTTATGCAAATAAAGATTTTGCATTTAGTTATTCTTCTCTTAACAAAATTTTATTTTCACCATCCTTGTTTTACAAGGACTATATTCTTAAACAACGTGAGGTTAAGACAGATAAACATTTAGTAGAAGGTAAACTTGTACATTGTTTAGTGTTTGAACCTGAGAACTTAAACAAAAAGTTTAACATTGTACCCGGTAAAGCACCATCAGATAGTGTTAGAAAGGTCCTAAAAAACATGTCTTTATATACTGATGCAAAATTATTATTTGATGTTCCATCTGAAATAGTACTGGATTCACTCAAAGAAATGAATTTATATCAATCTCTTAAAACAGATGAACAACGTATTGTAAAGATCATAAAAAAAGAGTTTGAACCTTATTGGGAATTCTTATCTAATACTAATGTAGATGTCATTAATGAAGAGACATTATTAGATTGTACTGCTAAAGCTGAAGTTATAAAAGCTAATGAAGAGGTTATGAGTTTATTTAAAAATGAACAGACTGACTTTGATTTAGATCCAATAACTACATATGCAGAACAATATCTTGTTTCTGATCTAGATGGCTATCCATTTAAATTACATGGATATGTAGATTACTATACTGTTGACTCTGAGTCAAAGACAGTAACAATATGTGATCTTAAAACATCTGGTAAAACTGTTGATGCATTTGCAGAAAGCGTAGACTTTTATAATTACTGGTTACAAGCTGCTATTTATTCTAAAATGGTTTATGATTCTCTTGGAGATGATAGAGATGATTACACTATAGAATTTAAATTTATTGTGATTGATAAGTATAATCAAGTATATGTTTTTGATGTATCTCAAGAATCTATGGGCAATTGGGCTCAGGGTCTTGGTGGTGTATTAAAGACTGCAGGATATCACTACAATGAGAGAAACTATTCATTACCTTATGAATTATTAGTGAAAAAGGTTAAATTGTAGTATGGGCGTATATTTAGAATATTTTCAAAAAAGCAAAGTATTTCTTTATCCTTTACTACAAATAAAGAAAGGCATAACCCATGTACCAATACAAACGTATGTTGCATGGGATAATGTCTATTCTGTTAATGATCATAAATTCTTTTGTGAATATAAAACTAAAAAGACAAAAGTCTTTAATAAATTTGCAGCAGATAACTTGATAAATAACCCACTTTTTGAAGAGGCTATTGAATTAAATGAAAATACACAGTTGTATATATATGATTTTTCTAGCTTTAAAACTGATATAAAAAGATTTATCAATGGTAAATACTCACAATATAGTTTAGATAGCAAAATCAAAATAATAGATTTCTTTGGAGGACAAGATAAAATAGGAAGTTATGTTGAAGGCTTCTTAACTCCGGATAGTGTACATGATAAATATGCAGAAACTTTAGGTGTTAGTATTAAATCTATAGAAGATGTATATGAAGTATGTACACCACCAGATCTTGAAAAAGAAACATTAATTGATAATAATCACGTTATTAGCCAATTATTAAAAAATAGTTCCATATCTTTGACAAACAAATAATATATATTATGGCAAACCAAATAGGACAAAATATGATGTTAGTAAATTCTACTTTTAGAAATGCTAAATCATTTACATTAATTCCAGTGAGTTTAGACTCACCATACACAGAAGCTATGTTTGACCCTGCGTCAGGCATTTTAGCAGTCATCAGTAAAGTGATGAAACAATCTTACCACATGGTTCCTAAGTTAGATGATGATGGTCAACCTATGAGACTTAAAGCACCTAACAAGCAAACAGGTAAAACACATAAAGAAGAAAGAAGGTTAGTAGATACATTTTCTGAGTTTTATCTTAGTGATAGAGCTGATATAGAAACATTTATTCATATGTTTGCAATTAATGCAGATAACTTTAGCATAGAAGAATTCTTTGTAGATTTACAAAAAACTGAGCCTTCTAAAATTATTCTTCCAGGTCAATAGGTTTCCCATACTATCCACCTATAACTTGGTACAGAAAAACCTCATTGATTTGGGGTTTTTTTGGCTCTAATAATTTTTATATGTCTAAATTAACAGAAGAAGAAATAATGGATGTCAACATCCTATTTGCTATGACCAAGTGTATGGGTGAACTTGCACACGGGTTACAGTATATACACACTCAACAAGTCAAACAAAAGATCAAACATGTGATAAAAACAGTTGACTTATATGAAAAAGAGATAAATAAGAAGTTAGAACGTGATGGATCACCAGAAGCCGTAGAAAATATCTATGATAGTATTATGGATTTAATACTAGAAGCAAAAGTAGTAGCACTTAAAAATTATAAAGATGGAAACACTAATTCAAATGAGAGAGAGAGTAATGACTCTAGCTCTCAAAAAACATAAAACAGTAGAGGCAGCAGCTAGAGCTTTAGGTATTACATCAAGAACTTTACATACATTTAAAGATAAACTTAAAAATAGAAAAAAATGAAGCATTGGGTAATGGACTATGAAACTTTATCTAATTGTTTCACCGGGGTATTTGAACACTATAAGACTACAGAAACAAAAGTCTTTGTTATTCATGACCTGCGTAATGATTTAGATGAGTTCATTAGTTTCCTAAAAGAAAACTTTAATAATAAAGAGTGGCATATATCCTATAATGGATTGGCCTTTGATGCTCAAGTCACTCACTATATAATAGATAACCATATTGATTGGTCAGATCTTAGTGGTTGTGAGATTGCTAGTATTATTTATAGATATGCCCAACGTTGTATTCAGAAATCTAACAATAAAGAATTCAGTGATTACCCACAATGGAAGATGATAATTGGTCAAATAGACATATTTAAACTTCATCATTGGGATAATCCAGCTAAGCGTTCAAGTCTTAAGTGGATTCAGTATAGCATGGATTGGGAAAACATCCTTGACATGCCTATTCATCATGAGACAGAGATAACTAAACAAGAAGAAATAGATACTATACTTGAATATTGTATTAATGATGTAAGATCTACTAAAGAAATTTATAATAGATCTAAGTCACAGGTTGGTTTAAGAAAAGAACTGACCCAGACTTATAACATTAATCTGTTTAGTGCTTCTGAGCCCCGTATTAGTAAAGAACTTTTTGGATTTTATTTATCAGAAAAACTTAATATACAAAAGAGGGACCTAAAACAAATGAGAACTCATAGAACTGTAATTAAAGTTGATGATATTATATTACCATACATCTCGTTTACATCTCCTGAGTTTAAAACATTACATGATAGGTTTAAATCTCTTGAGATAGATGCAACAAGATTAAAAGGTAGTTTTAAATATCATATTAATTACAAAGATGTGAAGACTCACTTTGGTTTAGGAGGTGCACACGGTGCTGCTGCTAAAGGAGTTTATGAAAGCTCAGATGATATGATCATTATGTCTTCGGATGTAACTAGTTTTTATCCTAATCTAGCTATTAAAAACAAGTGGTCTCCTGCGCATTTTCCAGTTGACCAGTTTTGTGATCAGTATGAGTGGTTCTTTGAGGAGCGTAAGAAGATCCCTAAGAGCAATCCAATGAATTATGTATACAAGATTATACTTAATTCTACTTTTGGTCTTAGTAATGATGTAAACAGCTTCTTTTATGACCCTGAGTTGTGTATGAGAATTACAATTAACGGTCAGCTAACGTTGATGATGTTGTATGAACAAATAATGGAGCGTATACCGGGTGCTGTTGCTTTATTACAAAACACAGATGGTGTAGAAACTATTATACCTAGGGAGCACTATGATTTATATATGCAAATATGTGAAGAATGGGAAAATGCTACAAGTTTAAACTTAGAACATGATGAATATCAAAAGCTTGTTTTATCTGATGTAAATAATTACATTGGTGTAAACAACTTTGTAAACGTTGACATTACTAAGTGGAGAGAAGTTAAACAAAGTCAGCCTCATTACCTATTTAAGGTTGAGAATGATAAATTTAGCTTTGCACCTGTTAAGCTTAAGGGTAGATTTGACTTTCATAACCTTCAGTTGCATAAGAATAAGTCTAAGCTAGTGATTCCAAAGGCCATATATCAATACTTTGTTAATGATGTTCTACCAGAGGATTACTTAGAAGAGAATAAGAATATTCTTGATTATTGTATAGGTGGTAAATCTAAAGGTGATTGGCAACAAGTAGCTCGTAGTATAACAAATGGTGCTTTTACTGAAGATTCTTTGCAGAAAATCAATAGATATTTTATATCTAAAGACGGTGTAAAGATTATTAAAGTCAACAAGAATGATGGGCGTGAGATACAATTAGAAGCGGGTAGATGGTTGCAGACTGTTTTTAACAAGATGGAAGTTAAACCTAAATGGTCTGATTATAATATAGATAAGCTGTATTATCTTCAAGCTATTGAATCTGAGATAAATAGTATACTCTCTGTAAAAACAAATCAATTAAAATTATTTTAAACATATGGATTATTTTGAATTAGAATGTGCAGTTGAAAGCTGGGCAGAAGAAAAAGGTATTTTAGAAAAAGCAACGCCAATGGCTCAAGCTTTAAAGACATTAGAAGAAACAACTGAGCTCTGCACGGCTATCAATGCTGATGACCGTGAAGAGATCATTGATGCTATGGGTGATATTATGGTCACCCTGATTATTCAGGCTAAGATGCAAAATGTATCTTTAGAGTATTGTCTTAAGTCAGCTTATAATGTAATTTCTAAACGTACCGGTAAAATGGTTAATGGTCAGTTTGTAAAAGATATAGATATTATATCAGGAACTGAATCAGCTTACATAAGAAATGATTAAGGTACAAAGGACCAAAACTCTTGTAACTAAACCAAATAACAATAGCGCTAACTGCATAGCTCCCAATATCATCTACGGATGTTTTGGTGGCTGTGTAGATACCTATTGTTATATGTCTAGATATAATGGCAAAAGAGTCTTTGTCAATGAAAACGTTGACCAGATTTTCCAGTCTGTTGTTAATTGGGAAAAATCTTACTATAAAGAACCTGATCAACAAGACCCTATATATACTATGGTAGATGTTGCATGTAACTCAGATTTAGTTCTAATGCAAAAACATATGCCTGAACCTTTAATTGATTACCTTAAGCGCTATGATGATCATCCACAGTTAAACAGTACTATGGCCACTAAGTATCCCAGTTTGTTGAAGTTAGATGTAAATCACTTTAATAAACCACCAAGGGTCCGTGTCAGTCTTATGCCTCAGAAGTATTCTAATATATTAGAACCTAAGATGCAAAAGATAGAAAAGCGTATAGCTGATGTTAACCGTCTCAAAAAGTTGGGCTGGCAAGTTCATCTTAATTATAGCCCTTTAGTCTTTTATCCCGGTTGGAAAGAGGAGTATGATAAACTTTTTGCACAGGTAAAAGAACAGGCGGGTATAAATAAATGTGAAGTTATTGCACTTACTAATCATACTAATCAAATGGCCAAAGCATCACCAGAAGCTCAGGACATGATGAAGTATAGTTCAG